CAGGTCAGCAAGTCAAGACTGCGATGCCTGGCGTTGATGGCGCTATGGGCATGGAAGCCGAACCGCAAGAGGAAATTGAGTACGAATGTGCGCCAACTGACTATGTGCATTGGAAAGACTTTGGACATTCGGTAGCTCGCACATGGGAAGAAGTCACAAGCGTCTGGCGCTGGGTGTACATGACGAAAGAAAGCCTTGTTGAGCGATTTGGCGAAAAGATGGCTAAATCAATCCCGTTGGATGCAGGGCCAGAGACAAACAAGCAGTATTCAACGCAATCCAAAGACTTCACAAGAGCCAAGATATGCGAGATATGGGATAAAGAAAGCGGCAAGGTTTACTGGATCAGCAAGAGCTGCCCAAACATATTGGACGAGCGTGAAGATCCGCTAGGGCTTGAGAATTTCTTCCCATGCGCCAAGCCTTTGTACGCCACAATGACTTCAGACACGCTTGTGCCTGTGCCAGATTTTGTGCTGTATCAAGACCAAGCGAATGATTTAGATATTTTGAGTGACCGCATTGATGGCATGATTAAAGCCTTGCGTGTGCGTGGGGTCTATGACGCATCACAACCCACCTTGCAGCGTCTTTTGACAGAGGGTGATAACAACACACTCATCCCTGTTGATAAGTGGATGGGGTTTAGCGAAAAAGGTGGTTTAAAGGGATCAATTGATCTGTTGCCATTAGATACATTGGCAAACGCTTTGCTGCAATGTTATCGGGCGCAAGATGAAATCAAAAGCACAATCTTTGAAATTACAGGTATTAGTGACATTGTTCGGGGACAAGGCGCAGCGAGTGAAACAGCGACAGCACAACAGATTAAAGGTCAGTATGCAGGATTGCGCTTGCGAGCAATGCAAGAAGATGTTGCCTTGTTTGCGAGTGAGTTATTTCAGTTAAAAGCACAGGTTATTTGCACTAAGTTCCAACCGTCAACAATCCTACAATACGCAGCTGCCCAAGCGATGCAGCCAGCAGATCAAGCGCTGATTCCACAGGCGTTGATGTTGTTGCAAGACAAGCCATTACGCTCGTTCCGGATTCAGGTCGATTCGGATAGCTTGGTGCAGATTGACGAGCAACAGAACAAGCGTGATCGGGTTGAATTCTTGCAAGCAATGGGTGGCTTTTTGACTCAAGCGTTGCCAATGGGTCAGCAAGCACCAGAATTAGTGCCTATGTTGATTGAACTGGTTAAGTTTGGTGTTGGCGCTTATAAGAAAGCTGCGCCAATTGAAGGCACGATTGACCAGGCTATGGAAGAACTTAAACAAAAGCAGCAGATGATGGCACAGCAACCACCACCACCAAACCCAGAGGTAATCAAAATGGAATCTGAAGCGTCAATGAAACAGGCACAAATGCAATCAGAGGCAGCAATGAAACAAGCACAAATTGAATCAGAAACAGCAATGAAACAGGCAGAAATTGAGGCAGAGGATCGCAGAGCCAAACTTGATGCGTCAACCCGTATTATGGTTGCAAGGCTCTCTGCAAATCCTGGCGTTGATATCCCTTACCTTGAAGAACAAGTGCAGTCTGCAAAGAATTCCACAATGGAAATTGGTCAAGCTGTTTCAAATTCAATGCAACAAATGCAAATGGAATTGAATCAAAATATGTCTGCAACAATGCAACAAATGCAACAAGTTCAAATGAATTTGGCAAACATGATTGCTCAAACAATGTCTAAAATTGATGGCGCAGTCAATGTAATGGCAGCACCGAAACGCATTATTCGTGGCGATGACGGCAAAGCAATCGGTGTGGAGGTAATTCAATAATGGCACTTATTCTCGCAGATAGAGTTTTAGAAACGTCTACTAGCGAGGGCTTAGGCACGTTTGCTTTAGCTGGCGCACAGACTGGTTATCAAACATTCTCAAGTGGAATTGGCAACGGTAATACTTGTTATTACACAATCAACGGTCAGACTACCGAACAATGGGAAGTCGGTATTGGCACGGTTGGCGCAGGCACACTTGCACGAACAACGCTAATTTCCTCAAATACGGGAAGTTTTATTAACTTTGTTGCGGGCGTTAAAAACGTCTTTGTTACGCAACCAGCAAGCAAATCAATTTATAAAGACGAAAACGGCAATGCCATTCCATTAGGATCGGCAAGTGCTACTCAATTAGACATTACAGCCCAAGGTGATCTGCGCCTACAGGACACAACAGGAGGGCAGTATGTAGCCCTACAAGCCCCTGCTACGCTCGCATCTAGCTACACCCTTACCTTACCCGTAGATGACGGTACAAGCGGCCAAGCGTTGATTACAGACGGTTCTGGCGTGTTGTCTTGGTCTACTGCGGCATCGGGCGATGTGTACGGCCCTGCCTCGTCTACGGATAACGCTGTAGCTCGGTTTGACTCAACAACTGGCAAGATTATCCAAAACTCGGTTGTCACGATTGCAGACACTACAGGAAACATGGCAGGAGTTGGTACTCTTGGCATTGGTGGCGCAGTTACAACTGGCGAAGTGTTTGCACTTAGAAATACGGCTGAAACAACTGCAACTATTTTTGGGTTACGCAACTTAGTTAACGTAAATCAAGCAACCACTACAACAGCGTATGGGATAGCAGATCAAACACAACTTTTATCACCAGCAGCGGTAACAAGCCTTATTAGGTTTTATGCTGCCCAGGGTAGTTTTACTGGAACAGCAACAAATCAATATGGATTTTTTGCTCAATCTACTCTTACAAGTGCAACCAACAACTACGGATTCTATGGCGCCATCCCAAGCGGCACAGGACGTTTTAACTTCTACGCTGCTGGTACGGCTGATAACTACTTTGCGGGAAAAGTTGGTATTGGCATGGTTCCGTCAAACCAATTGGATGTTTCTGCTACAACATATTGTGCTGTTGGAGTAACAAGCGGCACAGTACAGGGTCAAATTGCTGCTAACGCAGGTGGTTCAGTTGATGTTCGTGCTGTTTCAAATCATGCGTTGATTCTTTATAGCAACAACACAGAGCGGATGCGTATTACAAACGCTGGCACAATCTCCCTAGGCGCAGCCCCCGGCTCAGAATCCCTGCGTGTCACGCCTGTTGCTAGTGCGGTGAATTATGTAGAGGCATTAGGAGCACTTACCGCACAACCACCAACATTGCGTGCATCAGGAAGCGATACAAATATTCCGTTGTGGATTTCATCTAAAGGCACTTCTACACTAAATTTTTATACAAATAGTTTTAGTACCCTTCAATTTTCTATTACAAACGCAGCCTCCGCTGTGAATTATCTGCAAGTAACGGGTGCGGCTACGGGTAATACGCCTAACCTTTCTGCTCAAGGTTCAGATGCAGCAGTGAATATTTCGTACTCAACAAAAGGCACAGGCTTTCATAACTTTACAACGGGTGGCGGTACACAGTTTCTTATTACCAACACAGCCTCCGCTGTTAATTACTTACAGGTAACGGGTGGAGACGGCACAACGACATCCCCTAGATTTTCTGCACAAGGGTCAAGCACTGATGTAACAGTGCAATTCCAGTCAAAGGGTGCTGGTGAACTTCAGTTCTTTACGAATAGCGTGACCAGACAGTTCAACATAGCCCACACAGCTTCCGCTGTTAATTACTTACAAGTAACGGGTTCTGCAACTGGTAACGCAGCAACGCTATCCGCACAAGGCTCAGACACCAACATTGACCTAGCCCTGACACCAAAAGGCACAGGGAAAGTCCGTTTTGGCACTCACACAGGGACAGCAGATGTAGCCGTCACAGGGTATATTGAGGTCAAGGACAGCGCAGGCAACGTCCGTAAATTAGCAGTCATTACTTAACTCGGAGATATAAATTGAAAATAGTATGGGAATTCTCACCTGAAGAAGCAAACGCAATTTTGCAATTGCTCGGCAACGTACCCACGCAGCAAGGTGCATACCCCCTCTTTGCAAGGCTCAAAGCTGAAGCTGAAAGCCAACTTAAAGCCAACGAACCCATCCCACAGGTGCAACTATGAACTGGACAATCAACTCACTCTCGGTAATGAACACACCCCTGCCCGAAACGGTTGTGATGAGCAACTTCACAATTGCGGAGGACGGTCAATCGGTTACTTATGCGGTGAACCTCCTGCCCGCTGACGCTGCAAACTTCACGCCCTACGCAGACATTACTCAAGCGCAAGCGATCCAATGGACGCAAGACGCATTGGGTGTGGATCGTGTTGCAGCGATGGAAGCTGAAGTAGATGCGTTGATTGCACAGGCGGCTATTCCTACGCCACAGCCCGAACCGTTGCCTTGGGTTGCACCTGAACCCGTTGTTGAGGAAGTTGCAGAATGATGTGGTGGTTACTTCTTTTGATACCAGCGGCAATAGTCGGGTTTTTCTTCTGGCTCTGTGCGGGCATGGATGAGCAAATGAAAGGGTATTAGTATGTTTGGTTTATCAGCGTTTTGCCAATTACCATTTGCATCGGTGCTTGTCGGGTTGCCGCAGCCTATTCTTATTTATGATTTTCACGATGGTGGAAAGCGTAAAAAACAAGAAGAAGCTGAGCGCAAACGATTAGCAGCTAGAAACAAAGCAAAACGAGATGAAATTATTGCTTTGTTTGAGCAAATTGTAGAAGGCAAACCTAAAGTTGCAAAGGAAATTGCTGAACCGTTTGTCATCACGCAAGCCACAAAACAAGCGCCAGCAATTATTGATTACGATGCAATGCTTGCTAATTTTGACAAAGTTAATCAAATTTATAATGCTTTAATTGAAATGGATGACGAGGACGTTTTGTTACTGCTATGAGAAAAACTTACATTTACGTTAATGGCGAATTGGTTGAAAAAGGCTCAAAAGAGCATTACGACAGCCTTGGGCCAATGGTTATGCCTGACATTCAACCCTACAAATCAATGATTGACGGTTCTATGATTACGAGCCGTTCGGTGCATCGTGACCATTTAAGACAACATAATTGTATTGAGATTGGCAACGAAAAGATGGAAAGCAAGCCACCGCCAGTAATTGACACTCGACGAGAAGTGATGCGTCAACAACTGGCAAACATGACGCACAAACAAGCAAATCAAATTCTTTCACAACTACGCCGTAAATTTACCTAAAGGGGTATAAATTGGAAAATACTGAACAACCGGATCGTCGGGAATTACTGTCACAGCAGTTCGACGAAGTTCAGAATGAAGCACCAGTCGAGGCAGTAAAGACTCAAGCCGAACCCAATCTTGAGCCACCACCAGAGCCACCAGTTTGGGAGCGTCCACCAGCATCGTGGAAGAAGGATTACCACGAAGCCTGGACAACCGCTGACCCAAAGCTAAAAGAATACGC